TGTTCACTCATATCGTATTCCCGTTACGTGGTGGATTTGAGGCGAATATATGCGCCTTTTATGTGTACGTCAAGCCTCAAAAAAGACATTATCCTCACCAAACCATTTCACCAAGTGGTCAATAGCAGATGAAAAACAAGCATCTGATTCTTCCGGTGTCCAATCCTCGCCGCTGCCGAAGGTGTCTTTCCACCCTAATGACTCAGCCAGCTCGGTGATCTCTGCAAAGCTACTTTCGTCTGTGATCGTTAGTTTCATTTCTGCGTCTCCTCTCTTCCTTTTCCTTTAATCGGCGAATAGTTTCTTTCGTTCCTGGACCCCTGATCCATTTCTCAAGTAAATAAAATATAAACATCATGCCTCCTAGATATGAGACATTATTATATGGGGCTATCTAGTGGGAGTCAATATGCTCTATGAGAGCATTGATCGTGCCGGATTGAACTACAGGCTCAACCGCTTCGAGCCCGTGTTTCTTGACGTCCTCGGCCTGATCGCCAGAGAACAGGAAATAGTCTGTGCTTTCCGCCCGCATTCGACGAACTACTAGCCAGACAGGAGCATCAGCATGTGTGGTAAGAAAACTTACCTGATGGGGACTAATTGTTACTTTGTTGGAGGTGGTGTTCTTCAGTTCGATTAGTTGAAATCGAGCCTTGGAGTCCAAGACCATGACGTCTGGAACCCCTTGCGACGCCCAACTCTCAAGCCGTGTTACTTTCCATTTTGGCATCTGCTTCGCTATCTGGCGTTTCATGCTCGACCAGAACTGGCTCTCTGTCGATTTCCTCGTAATCGGCGTCTTCCGCTTCCGCTTCGATGGTTCTTCCCACGGTACCTCTAAGTTCTGCAATTGCTTTCAAAACCTCTTCTTTCGACATGCTGTCTATCGTGCCATGCCTGATTTCAGACTTGTTGATGTAGATATTGCCATGAGCCTGACCGCGACGATACTCAGCCATGACGGCTGCGGAGTAGTTTTTGTCTGCAAAAGCAGCGTCTCGAATCTTCTGTAGGTCACGCAGGTGCCGGCTAAAGTCTATGCCGTACTTGCGGTCTAATTCAGCACGGTATTGATTGATTGCTTTGACCACATGCGGACAAATAGCCGGATTGGTCATCTCGTAGGCTCTGGTGTGAGCAGAGGATTCGGGATAGCCCGCGTTCACGGCTGCTTCTCTCAAAGTTATCTGGCCATCTTTCGACACCAGTTCTTTGACAAAAAGCTCCTGCTTGCGGGTAAGTGGGGAATCGGGAGTGACCTTAGGTCGTCCTGGCTTGGCAGGCTTCTTGTCAAGATCACGGTACTTTGGTTTAGCTAAGGCTGCGCTCTTCATGCCGCAGTAGTATATATAGCCAGAAAAATAAAAAAAATAAAAAAAAACTTAGACCCCCCTTAACGAGTTTTTGACCTAAGCTATACTTCTGTAACCTTTGTAACTATAGCGTAACCACCCAACTCAGTAAATACGGGGCCTCCAGAGCCAAGTTACACGGTTACGCCGGTTACGGCATTTTAAATAAAAAATTATTTTTTTTATTTCTGGCTCTATATATAAAGGGAAAGTGTTTTTTGTAACGTTACCATGTGTCCTCGATCCATGTGAGGATCACGATCTCCTTTTCCTTGGCGCTGCACTGCTTGCATATCCTGGCCCGTGAGCCGTGGTTCACGAACACCAACCAGTCGTGCATTCCGATAGAGCATTTGATCTTGGCCCAGTGTTCGTCGCACCAGTCTAGTATTTCATTCATTGAGTTCTCCAAAAGAAAAGACCCGTATCGTGGGTCAGCCGGCTTGATCACCGCGGGAATCGCCATTCGGCTCAAGCTGCGGGTGTTGTTGGGGAAAATCAAACCGTAGAAAACCCCTACGCACCGCCCGCTGGCGTTTGGTTAAGACTTCTGCTCGGCTCGTGGATTTTCCATCTTGGTATACGCCTCGAAGTCGAACTTGATGAACTCCTCGTCTGTGTCGGGAACATCGAACCATTCCTTGATCAGGTCGTTGTCCTCACTGATCCGCTTGAAGTACTTCCAGAAGTTCGGGTCGTGGATATGGTACTCGTGGATGCTGTGGTCGTGGTTCGTGATGTGTATGCAGTTGACCCCGATCCCGTTGCTCTGCCAAGTGTACTTGGTTGAGCCGAAGTGCCCGTAGTCCACGGTTTGCTTTTCGGACGTCTGGATGACGATGGCCGTGAAGAAGTCTGGGTTGCCCTCGTGTTCGACGGCAGTAATTTTGATTACTTGCATGTGAGTATTCCTATTTAAATGTTAAAGAACTGGAGCCGATCTTTTTGTCAGCTTCCAAATACATAGTATCATAGTTTATGTGTACTGTCAAGCCCTTTATTTTCGGGGCTTCCGGGGTTTGGGCTAAATTTTCAGGTGGTCCAGGGGAAAGTTCAGTCTTTTCTTATCAAAAGCCTCGATGCACTCACGGTAGGAATCCATGAAGTGATCGGACACCGAGTCTGACGCATGCCAGTCGGCGCGTTTGAAATCCTTGGTGGGATTGAAGTGGGCCTTCTTTTCTTTGTTGTCGAAGTAGAGCTGCGTTTGCCCACCGTCGGGGCCGAAGAAGAACCGTGGGACGCGGGGGACGGCGTCAGAGCCGCAGACCACGGACAGTTGCGTCTTCATCCAGGGCATTTTCCCGTGGTAAGCGGGCCGGAAGAACACGTTGGGCTTGCCTAGCGTGATGAGGTGGACGTCCTGGAATTCTTTGCAGGACCAGGCGGAGAGTTCCGCCAGAGCCCCGCCCAAGCTGTGCCCACATATCAACAGCTTTTTAGCCGGGTCCAGGAGTTTTCTGATATCCGGCCAAACTGAGCGATGGGCCCTGACGAAACCTGCGTGGCAGAGTCTGCCTTTGTACGGTCGGGGGAAGCTGAGAACGTTGTACATCCAGTCTCTGAGCTGCTGTGTGCCTCGAAACACCACAATGTCGAGGTGCGGGGTCCGGTGGACGAAAGCCGTCGTAGACGTCCTCTCACACTCGATTTTGGTGGCACCGACGATATTGTCGTTATAGGCGTTCTCTGAGTAGGTACACGCCGTGTCCAGATTGTCTTCGCTGAATGACATGAGACAATATTATAAGCAAAAAAAACCCCGGAACAAGTCCGGGGATAGGAATAAGAAAAATGAAACTAACTCAAGGAATCAAACTAGCCTTTTCACTCTACGCCTGCTTTTGGTAGGTGTCAAACGTTTATCTGCGGCTTCCCAACCTCGCTTGTAGGACGCATAGCGCCCTTTGCTCATGCCAGGATAGGTCCCGCGGGCCGTGGTCAGTGAGGGGCACCTCATGAGCCGTGGACCTTGAGCCACGCCTCGAAGCCTTTGTTGTTCTGCTTCATGATGCGGTACTCGCGCATGTCGGCGCAAACGGACTTGCGTAGCAGGGTCTCGTCCTTAAAACGCATGTCGGCGCATTGTTTGGAGCAGTACGATCCGTTGGCGGGGGAGGTTTTGACAAAGCTCTTCCCGCAGTGTCGGCAGGTACCCTCTCCCGAGGGGACTTTGGTTCGGTTGAATATGGCCAGATAGCTCATGCTGAAGTATGACATACGACCAACCATGAGACTATGACTCCGATTATGACGACTTCCATCAGTGCAGCCTCCCCTTGTCTTCTTCGGTGATGTCAGGGAGGTCGCTGCCCATTGACGAGGTCATTTGCTGCCAGATGACTTGCGGCAGTTCGACTTGCTCGGCGAGGGCTCCGGTCACGTGCAATAACGCTGCCAGGACGGTGCCTGACTCAACCTCTGCAAAATCTTTTTTAAGAATCTCCATAACTGCATGTTCAATAGCCTTCCCGTCTTTCATGAATTTTTCGAATTTTATGTCTTTGCTCATCGGTCTGGATGCCTCCTGACTTCCCAAGCGTAATCGGTCAGCTTGTTAAGAAGCTCTTCTGTGGAAAATATGTGTTCCTTTAATATTTCGGCAATCTTGCGTCGATCTTGCGCCATGATTTCGGAGCAGTGATCCTCGTAGGCTCGGTCCTCGTCGATTTCATAACGTGGGGTAGACTTCCCGTAGTCTTCATCGCCTACGCGCATGGGGTTATCAGATATGTCCTGCATTACTGGGGTCCTCCAGGGTTTGTAGAGGTACACATAATATTCACATAGAAGTGTATAGTCAAATTGTTTTACACAAAAAAATCAGTTATAATTTGTGCATCAAATTTGGAGACCAGATATGGCTGAGAAGAAATACGATTTTGACACCGTTCAGGCTGTGCGCCATGCTCGCAATGAAGAGAAGCGAAGCATTAAGTGGATAGCCGATGCGTACCAAGTACCCGTTGATACGGTTAGGGACTGGATATACCGAGACCGTCGTGTCCGAAGTTAAGACATTTGAGTGCAGCCGCTGCACTGACGAATTCAGTATTGAGGTGGAATACCATACTGAAGGCAAAAAGGCAGATATAGCGTTGCTTATCTGCCCGGAATGCTTTGAAACTATTCTGGTGGATAATCCTCTTCTTCAAGCTTACTTCGCAGTTGATCTACCACCATTCTCCGAAGTTCTTCATTAAGCTGTCGAAGGTCTTCCACAGCGTCTACCAGATCGTCTAGCTTGGCGAGCTTTGACTCTAGCTCCTGGATGTCTTCCAGGGAATCAAACTCAACAGTAAACCTCATGCTCTGAATTCGGGCCGTGGGCGACCTTCGTCGATCCGCTTCTGCTCGACCTGGTCACTCAAGTACTCGCGGTCTTTCTGGCTCAGGTTCTCTGCAATCCAGGACTCGAAGATTATTCGGAGCTGCCCGGACAATGTGCGGCCTTCCACCTTCGATACCACAAATAGCTGATCATAGACCTCACGTGGCAATAGCACGGATTTCCATTTGTTTGTGTCCACTTTCACTCTCCTGTATAAGAATGTTGTATATTTTACCGCTTAACTTCAGAAAATTCACCCCAATTCGGCCCAATTTCTATATCGCATTTGCTTGGAACCGCGAGCGGTAGGGCGTTCTCCATCATCTCCGCCAACTGCTTGGCCTGCTCGACAGACGCTACGCTGAAGGCCAGCTCGTCATGCACCTGTAGCAGGGGCGTGGTCCCTGACTCGTAGATGTCCACCATAGCTTTTTTGGTCATGTCCGCGGCGGATGCCTGAATCAGCCGGTTGACGGCCTTATAGGTGTAGGCCCTCTTGAGCCGGGTCGTTGGGCCGTAGTGGTTGACTGCTTCTTCGTAGGGCATGGCCTTGCTCATCTCAAACGTATCGGGCTCCCACAGATCGAAGCGGCACTTGCGCCCCTTGAGGCTGCGTATGGTGCCACTGGACTTGGCGCTTTCGACGTGTTTCTGCACCCCTTGGGTCAGACTCTTAACGAACGGAACCCTGGCGTGGTAAACCTTGGTGAGCGCCTTGGCCTCTTCCAGATCGATCCCCAGTTGGTCGGCCAGTTTGCCTGCACCCATGCCGTACATCATGGCGAGGTTGATCACCTTTGCCTGTTTGCGTGGGATGTCAGCCATCTCTGCCACCATCGTGTGGAAGTCCATGTCTGGGTCTTCCGTATAGCCTTTGACAAACTCCTCGACGCCTTCCATAGGCATCTTGCGGTAGTCCCCAAACACCTTCGCGTAATGGGTCAGGATGCGTGGTTCCTGCTGCGAGAAGTCTATAGCCGCCCACTGCTCCCCTTCTTCAGGGAGAAACAACTGCCGGATCATTGGACCAAGCTCTGGGTCGCGGGCCGGGATTTGTTGCATGTTGGGGTTGTTCATTGAGATGCGGCCTGAGACGGTTCCCCCGTCATCCGAGCGCACCTGATTGATGTGGCTGTGTACGCGCCCGTCCTTGTTGACGTGCTTCAGAAGCCCGTCGATAAAGCCGCCCTGGGTTTTGTTCAGGTTGCGGGCCTTGACGATGCACTGGGCCAATTCATGGTCGTGGTCGTTCAGGAATGCCTTGGTGAAGCTTGGCGAGCCCTTGTCCGTGCGCGGATAGGAGAGCCCCACCTTATCGAACGCCTTGGCTATGGAGGCTGCGGCCCAGATTTCCACGTCGGTTCCGGCGAGTTCCTTGATGCGCTTACGCATGGCCTTCTCGCGCTTCATCAGCTCCTGCTTGGTCCGTTCAGCGCGGTCAACGTCAAACCGTATGCCCCGCATGGTCATGTCCACAAGGCACGGCAGCAGCGCGGTCTCAAGCTCCCAGATTTGCCACAGCTCTTCCTTATTGAGCAGGGTCTTGAAGTGGTTCCACAGCTCCAGGGTAATCTCCGCATCGACCTCTGCGTATGGGCCCACGAACTGGCTGGGCAGCTTCCACATCTCGCCCTTGGGGTCGAGCCCGAACTCCACAGCAGCCTGAGTCAGGACTTTCTCCGACTTGGTCTTGTTGAGGTAGTCGTAGCACAGCGCGTTAAGGCTGTAGCTAAACCGGTTCTCGTCCAGGAGTGAGGCGGTCAACATGGTGTCGATGACGCGGCCTTTGATCTCAAAGCCCATAGACTTGATCCACCCCAGGTCGTACTGGGCGTTGTGCATGATCTTGTCTGCGGGGGTGTTGAACACCTTCTGTAGGTATTTGTTAATCTGTCGCTGATCCATGTTGCCACCGCCGAGGTGACCCACAGGGAAGTAGCCTTTCCAGCCAGGGACCGCAATGGCGTAGCCCACCACCTCACCGTTGCCGGTTGGCCAGCCAGGACCGTTGGACTTGATGTCTGGGTCGCGGGTTTCGACGTCTATGGCAATTTCTTTGGCCTCCAGTATGGCATCAGGAAATGGATGCTCTGGGGGAACCCAGTCGGACTTTGGCGGAAACATCGCCATTTGCAGTTTGTTATTCGCCATTGGTGTTTCTCCAAATGGTTTCTCTGCCTATGGCCGGATTGAAATGTGTGCAGTGTTCGCAGTACCAACCCTTACGGACGTTGGTTTCAGTGTCAGTAACCGAGGTGGCTGTAAGCCCACACTGAGGGCAGACATTGTAGTAAAGCGGGTCAAATTCATCCTTTTTCATATGGAATAGGCCCTTTGGTAATCTTCTGGTTCGACAATAAAGAGGTTAGACATTGCTCGTGTAACCCCCACGTAGAACACCCTGTGCAAATCGTCGCCTGGAGTGTCCAGAGCTGCCTGCGTAAGGTCGGTGAATAACACCACGTTCTCTGCTTCTCCGCCTTTTGTCCCGTGGATCGTGGACAGTCGGATGCGAGGTATGGCGTTAAACTTTTCGCCGCGCCGCAGTAGAGCCGTGATGTATATTCGTTCCGTTGGTGGGATTTTGTTCAGAGCTTCAAACCAAGGTTCATCCTTGGACGCAAGCAGCCCGTGGTCTTCCACCAGTTTGTCGTATGTCAGGAGGTCTCCAGAATCACCAGTGATGGTCTTCTTGCCTCGCGCAATCTTTTCTCCATTGCCTGCCATGTAGCTGTATACGGCCTTGGCAGACGAGCGGTAGATTGCGGCACCTTTACGCAGCCGTTCCCATGAGTTGACGGCTGTGGATAACTTTTCGGATATGGATCGAGCGCCGTTGCGCTCAAACAGATAGCCCCCGGACTTGAGCAATTCAGCCACGGGGCCCAGCATGTAGTTGGCCTGAGCCATAATGAGCCAGGACCCCTCAGACAGGTCTAACGTGCGTATGTCCGATATGATCAGGACTTCGCCAATGTCACGCTTAGGTTTGTATGCCTTGGGGAAACGGTGAACGATTCGCTTGGCGATGCCTTCTGCGACGTTGTGTACTTTCCGCGGGATTCTGTAAGACTGTTCGAGAACTTCACTTCCGCCTGGAAGGTTGATGAAGTGATCAACGTCTGCACCTGCCCATCGATAGATAGCCTGATCGTCGTCTCCGGCGCAGTACATTTTCTCTGATTTTTCGTCGAGCGCATGAGCTATGTCCCATTGCAGTGGTGACAGGTCCTGGGCTTCATCCAGAAAGCACAGCTTGAACGAAGGGCAGATGGCTTGGTAATTCTGTACGAACAGCGCGAGCATGTCCGTGTAGTCCACCAGATGGTTCGTTTCCTTGTAGTCATCGTAGGCCGTGGCCACGTACTCGACTTCATGCCAAGTGCTTCGGATGTTGGACTTATTGTATTGCTCTTTGAGCGATATCTTCTTAAGCCGCGACAGGTTGATGATGGACAGTATCGGGTGTTCGCTGATGCCTGACTTGCCGTCCTCCATGTCAGCGGTCTTCACCTGATTAAGCTGGAAGCCAATCATTGCGCCCAGCTCCTTGTAGTGCTTTGCCTGCATCAGGTCCTTCTCTTTGATGTTGAGCAGGCGGTAGGCAAGACTGTGCAGCGTCCTGAAGTAGTACAGGTCGGTCTCGGCGTTAAGCTGAAACCGCTCTGCTGCACGTTCCTTAGCTTCATTAGCGGCCTTACGGGTAAACGCAAGGAAAGCTATCTGGCTTGGGTGTATGCCACTCTCCAACGCCTGATCCACCATGTTCAACAGCTTGGTGGTCTTCCCTGTGCCCGGAGGTCCAAAGATGCGAAACATTAGAACGGCGAGTCCATTTCTTTAGACACCAGGTCAGGTGTCTTAGCACCGGACGTGTAAGTCTGAAACATAGGTATACTCCATACGCGCACAGCTTTGCCGTTTATCTTTATGACAAGCGAATCGCCATCTATATCCCGAAGGCGTTGCGCTACCTTGTGTGACTTGAAGTCAAAGAACTTATTCTTTGTCAGGTAGGCCATGAAGTCTTTCAGTCGAAAGAATGTGCGGCCTTCTTCCTCGTCTGTATATGGGCGGCGCAGCAAGATTTCATCCTTGTTCTCTGCGTTCTGCATGGCAGTACAGAACTCTTCCAGTAAATCGTAGAACTGGCCCGTGATACTGGCGTCCTGTGACACCTCGACGATGGCCCCGTCAGTCTCTGACATTTCAGACAGCAGCCCGTTGATGCGACCCTCCCACATGTCTTTCTTTACCGAGTGCGGCATGAAGTTTAGCTGCTCCACGCAGGCACGTTGGAATGCGCCCTGATTCATCAGAGCGTCAGTGTCCAGTTCAAGTGGGTGACCATTCACATCCATGAACCACACCGGAGGCGTTGAGTTGTACTTACGCAGGTTGGCTATGGTCGCACCCGATACTGCGCTATCAATACCGTACTTCCTGGTCTTGCAAACCTCGGCATTACAATAGTCGCAGATCGGGGCGTCTTTACACTTGTAGGCGTAGTCTTTCTTTTGTAGCTGTTTTGCTACAAGAGTGACTTCCGGTAGGGGGAGGGGTGGATCGAAGTAACGTGCATTATACACCATGATCTCCGATTCCCAACTATCCGGGTATGCCTTGCGTAAGTAAACGCCCACATTGAATAGACCATTATTTCTACCGCCCTCTGATATCTTTTGCTGACACAGAGTTTGCAAACACGGCGGACCGTCTTTGACAATGATGTTCTGCTCTTCAACGATAGTGAGTGCTAACAACTGCTCTTTGGTCTGAGCATATGTTCCGTGAAGCGTGAAGAACTCTTCGAGTGTCCCGGACTGCCCATCATCTTTGATGACATACCGTAGGCCATCCTCAGCATCGTAGTAGGGCATGTTCAAGAAGTTACCTACGTCACCTCTTTCGAGGTTCAGGCTCTTCTGCTTAGGGAATATCTCGCTCGTACCGTAGCCGAGTCCTGCCGCCACAGTCTGCAAGGTTTCTTGCATGTCCTTAGCGGGCACCCAGTCGGTAGTAAATAGGAAGCAGTGAGCCCCTCCTGATTTGGAGCGACACACCACTAACGGCAGCTTCATCCGCCGTATCTTTTGAATCAGTTCCGTCAGATCAAGCGGGTATGTATCAATGTCGATACAACCCCACTTGCAGTTGTTATCTTCATTAATAGGTATGATGCCTATCGCATCACCCTTGCCACTAAGGTGGCCTTCCCACAAATCATCTGTGCGCGGAGATTTGATTACCTGCGCTTTGCCAGTGTTCTTCCCGTTTTGATTTTTTCTATCAATCCGATAAGTGCCGTAGGCACACTGCAATCCGTCAAAAATCCCCGCGAATTTCTTCGCGTTGTCCATATTGTTTTCCGGGGAAAAGGGGGCACGAGGCCCCCTTGATTAGAACGGAATGTCATCAGTGTTGACGTCTGCCGACTCATCCTGATGCTTGACGTTGACCTCACCAGCCAGGATAGACGTGGCGAACGCCTTGGCTGACTGGTAGATGTTAGCGTCCTCTACAGGACCGTTGAGGCTGATTTCCCAGCCGTGCCATGATCCTTTAGAGTTTTCCTCAGACACTGTCTTGAGGCTGTACACGTGCGAGAAACGCGGTGGAGTGAACATACCGTTCTTGCCCTGCATGGTGCGTGACTGAACCATAGAGTTCCACTTCCGTGACTTCTTGAGCTGCGTTGACTTCATCGCAAGCAGCGCAGTCTCCATCGAACCGTCGTCGCCAACTATGACGACAAAGTGCTGATGGGTCTCTTCAAGGTACGAGCCTTGGCCGTCAACCACGTACTCGCGGTTATCCTCTGAGCTGCGCTCAGTCTTGGGCCGTTGGTCGTCAGGCGTGAAGATGTTGATTGGTGCGCCAGTGCCAGTGCCACGTGGAGCCCATTCAATGTAACGTCGCTGATAGACACAGGGCACAACGTTGATGCCTTCTTTGCCTTTCCAGACCTGACCGGTCACGGTGTTGTAGATGTCGCCAGCTTTGGCATCGTCCAGGTCGTCAAGGATTGGGTCCTGACGGGACAGCACCTTGAGGAACGGCAGTGCCACATCTTCCTGACCCAGTTGGCCAAGGCCGACACCGGCATCTTCTTCAAACACAGACGCATCAAACGCCACGACATTAGTTTCTTTCTTTTCTGCTACTGACTTACTCATTATTTTGCACCTTTCTTAATCGTTGCACGTTGGCCCACATAAGCGCCAAACAAATCCATTGGAAATTCTTCACCGTTCTCAACACGCTCTTTGACAAAAGCCTTGAGTGTGCTGGGGTGAACTTCTTCTTTCTGTGTCGCCGGGACGCCAGCGTCATGCGCGACCTTGATAAAGGTCTCCGCTTTCTTGTCTTCACCGCGTCCGAATACACAAGCGACAGTGTTCTTGATGATGTCATCAAACCCATTGTCTCGAAGCCAGCCGAAAGCTGCATCTCGGTTGTCTACCTTGATGTGAGCCCCGTAGGTTGGCTTTAGTTCGATCTTGCTGCCGTCTTCTAACTCGAACTTGGCGAGCCCGATCTCATGAAGTAGTGCCGGTAAGTCCTCGTCAGTCAGCTTGAGGAGCTTCTTCTTTTCCTCTTTGGCGCGTTCTTCGAGATTGGCAACTAATGTGGATTGCGCTTCGACGGCACGTGCCATCTCTGCTACGGTCTTCAAGCCATCTGTGTTGATGCTGTGTAGCTCGGAGGTCTCGGCTTGATCGGCCTCCATCTCAGCAAATAGATCATTCATCATATAGTCATCCTCGTGGTTAAAGTGTCGTTTGGACACTTGAGGGACACATGATAATGCTATAAACTTGCATATGCAACTATGAGTTACACATTTAAAACAGAGCCGTACCAGCACCAGTACGAGATTTGGGAAAAATCTTGGAGGGCCGAATATTATGCCCTCTTTCTGGAGATGGGTACAGGGAAAAGTAAGATCGCCATCGATACGATGGGGGCCCTGTACCAGGCCGGTGAAATAGACACCGCGCTTTTGATTGCCCCTAAAGGTGTATTTGACAACTGGGTCCGCAAAGAAGTTCCCACGCATTTGCCAGATGACATCGAATATCGCATTGTCCGTTGGCAGCCCAACTGGACACAGAAATTTACTAACGAAATCAAGGACGTAGCGATACGCGGCGACTCCAAGGCGCTGCACATCCTGGTCATGAACGTTGAAGCGTTGTCCACGAAAAAGGGAGCGCAGAGCGCGTACCGGTTTCTACAGCGCAATCCCAACAACTTTTGCCTGATTGACGAGTCCACGACTATCAAGAATCGTCAGGCCAGCCGGACCAAAAACGTCGTAGCTTTGGCGACCGTGTCAAAGTACCGTCGCATACTGACAGGCAGTCCGATCACCAAAAGTCCTATGGATTTGTACAGCCAGTGCGATTTTCTGCACAGCGACGCCCTGGGATTCAAGAGTTTCTACAGTTTCCAGGGCCGTTACGCGGTCATACAGCGCCGGTCTATGGGCCATCGCAGCTTTCAGCATATTGTTGGATACCGCAAACTGGACGAACTGACCAAGAAACTGGACGGGTTCTCCACACGTGTCCTGAAGAGCGAATGCCTCGACCTGCCTGACAAGGTGTACACACAGCGCGAGGTGCCGCTGACCACAGAGCAAAAGAAAGTCTACAACCAGATGAAGGAAATGGCCCTGGCTCAGGTAGAGTCCGGGGAGTTGGCCACCACACAGAGCGTCTTGACCCAGCTAATGCGCTTGCAGCAGATAGCCTGTGGCTCGTTACGCACTGACGACGGTGAGATACAGGACATCAAGAACAACAGAATGACTGAGCTGTTGGCCGTGGTCGAAGAAGCACACGGAAAGGTCATAATCTGGGCCACTTTTACACAGGACATTCTGAACATACAGGAGGCCCTGACCAAGGCATATGGTGAGGATTCTGTGGCAATTTACTACGGTGACACGCCCCAGGACGAGCGTCAGGCCATTGTCGAGCGGTTTCAGGACCCGGATTCGCCGTTGCGTTTCTTTGTTGGGCAGCCTAGAACTGGGGGCTACGGCATTACTCTGACCGCTGCCAACACGATGGTTTACTACTCAAACAGCTATGATCTGGAGATACGGCTACAGTCTGAGGACCGGGCTCACCGCATTGGGCAGGAGAAGTCTGTGACTTATGTGGACCTGGTGTCGCCTGACACTATAGATGAAGTGATCCTCCGAGCCCTGCGTAACAAGATAAATCTTGCCAGTACAGTACTCGGAGAAGACCCCAAGGAATGGTTACGTTAACCAGTTCTGCCTAGAGAGCCAATACCCTGTGATCGAATCACGTCGCTGGTGACGTCAAACGGAAATGCCGCAGCAAACTGCTGACGACTGGCCGGTGACGCGGGAGCCGTGGGTGCTGGTGCTTGAGGCATTGGCATTGGAGCCTGAGCCACGGGAGGTGGTGCGACTGGTGCTGGTGCTTGAGCCTGTTGTGTTACGGGGCGTCGCACGGCAAAGGGGCTTTCGCTAGGCTGCCGGCCTCGCGTTCTGATAGCCTCCGCTCGATTTTCACGAGCTTGTAGCTCGGCCTCATCTTCTGGGCTCAAATACTCTTTACCAAATTCAGCAAAAAATTCACTAGGTGACATTTGCAAACCTGCGCCAGCAAACCAAGTGTATAAAGTTCCAATTCGATCTGCGGTCAGCAATTCGTCTAATTTTTCTGGGTTGTTGTACATTTCCAAAGCGGTGGCTAGAACCTCTTTGTCTGTAAACATGTCAGAATACATTTTTTCCTGAGCTGTGATTGGCAAGTTAGTAAACAAGTTTCGGAATGCCTCGACGCCTGTGCCTGCGGCTCGAATTGAGCCGGGACCCGCTATTCCACCCGTGAACAGGTTATACAATCGAGTACCTACAGCAGAACCACCCACACCGAGTAGAAAACTGCCCGTTATACCAGAGGCTAATTTCCCCGCAAAACCAGGCGCAAAACGCTGTTCTGCCTCTTCTCCGGTTAAGCCACCAAACTCTTCAAACCGAGCTTTTCTTCCCTGTTGTAAATTTTCTAATTCTTTAAAAGCTTCAGTAGTTCTACGAATATTTAGGTAATGCTCTTGGTCTATGAGTCCACTTTCCAAGAGAATGTTCATCACGCTTCGTGTATCTGCACCGGGCTTTTCTACGCGAGGTGCGTTTATCGGTTGAAACAGGTAATCAAAATACGCGGGAGCATTTATGCCGTCTATTCCCTGCACCTCAGGGTCATTAGAATAAATAGAGGCGTTATTAAATACCGCTTGTAAGAAACCGTCTCGTATCTCACGACCCTCAGGCGTGTCTATGTCAACGCCATCAAACATGTCGTCAATGACGGACCGCAAAGTAACGTGCGCGTTTGTTCTTTCAACGTCAGATGTGGTTCCTGGGACCCCCACTATTGTGTTGACTAAAGCGTTAGGACTTCGATATTCAGGAATATCTTTCTCGTCCGCTTTTATCATCATGTGTTGAAAAAAAGCATTTCGGTCAGATGCTGATTTAGTCGGTATTTCACCAATAGCGGCTTTTATTGCCTGATTTGCCATATTGGTGTCCATCAT